CGGCGCGGCGCGCCGGCCCGCCGCCGCCCGCCGGAGCGGCCGGCGACAATCGCCCCCCTAGGCTAACAGGGGGGGAGCAAAAAACCCAAAGACCATTAGCGGGGGAGCAAAAAATTGACTGGGCGGCCTATCAGGAAAGCGAATACTTTAAAACTTTCGTGACCAATCAGCGCGGCAAGCTCATAGAAATCCCATTACGCAAAGGCCGTGAAGATGGCGCCCTAATCGACTATCTGACTTTTACTTTCAGACGGGAAAGCCTGATTGAATATTTCAAGAATCGCATCATCGGCGATAACGAATACATCGTGGTGGCCAGCGAAATGTTACAAAAAATCTTCGGCTACGGCCTGACCAAAAAAATGCCAGGCAAAGGCAAGTTTTTCTATCAAGGCTATTACCAAGTCGGCCCCGATAACGCTCCATACGGCACCCTGCATTACGGTGGCCAGCGGGATACCGTCTTAGTCGATTTGACCGGCACCGGCTGCCAAGCCGCAAAGCCCGGCTGGGAAGTTCGCCTTTATCAATTTTTGCAGGTGGCCATTAACGCCCGTATTACCCGTTGCGACGTCGCCCATGATTTTTTCAACGGCGAATACACCCCGGAGCAAGGCATTTCCGATCATGCAAAAGGTTTGTACGACAACCATAACATTCGCCCGAAAATCGAACGTCGTGGCACGGCATGGATGAACGAGGACAACACCGGCAAAACTCTTTACATAGGCCGCAAAGGCTCTTCCAAGCTGCTGCGAATCTACGAAAAAGGCAAAAAGTTCGGCGATGAAAACAGCCCGTGGGTTCGTTTCGAAGTCGAGTTCAGAAAACACGATTGCCTGATACCCATAGATATTTTGCTGTATCCCGGGCAATACCTGACCGGCGCATTTCCGATCGGTGAGCAACTATTTACCACTCCGGCCAGCCGTATAGAGACCAAAACCCAAACTGTGAACCTGTCCTTTGACCAAAAAGAATTTCACGCAAAAAACCAAGTAGGCCGTTTCGTCCGTTTCCTAGTTGATATAGGGCTACCTGATAAAGAAATCGTCAAAAGATTGTGCGGCGAAGAAAACAAATACCCGAAAGGTTTAGATCCTTCCGAATACGATTGCGAAGCCATCAAAACTTATTACCTACATGACGAAGGCTTCAAACCATTGGATATAGACCAATTCAAAATGACTTTGGATAACCATCTTTTAGATGATGCTTATGAAGATAGATTGAGCAATGCTTATAGAGTCGCAGAAGCATTAGTAAATCAGAAAGACTACGTACACTTTTTCATTCAAGAAAGGAATTAACAAATGGATTTCAGCAAATTACAACAGCCCCTTTTCGAACGCGCCATCATCATGGGCGTAACCCGTTTTAAAGGCGAAATTGACGGCAGCGAAATTGATTCATGCACCGTCTTCCGTGCCGCTCCCTTCAATGATGCCAGCGGCAATGCAATGGGCCTTGGCCTGGCTAAAGTTCGTTTCGGCAGCAGCAGCAACTTTGACCGTTTCGCCGGTCTGACCTTCCCTTGTGAACTGGAAATCCAGCTTGCCCGCGTAACCAACGGCAGCGGCAAAGAAACCGTCGTTATGAAAGATTTCCGACCGGTTGCCGAAGCCAAAAAATAGAAAGGCGTAAGCCATGGAAGAACGCTACATCGTGCAGGATTTGGACACCTTCGAATTCCTGTATCCGGAAAGAACGGGCGGTATAGGTTTAACGCCCTATCTCAAGTTGGCCGGGCATTTCTCAACCCGTGCCGATGCAATGGAAGCCGGAATAGACGAACTCGGTTCAGAGTTTGCCGTTTTCGCCTTCTTCGTACCGCAAGATAAGCAGTAAATAGGCTTCTGTCGTTGCCGGGCGGCCAGCGACATTAAACCTTTGAGAAGCCGCCCACCAATTTTTTGGAAGCAGAAATGTTAACCGGTATTGCCCACATCATTGTTCCGCTGGTTAGAGAGCAGGGATTCATTGAACTGATTCAATATATGGGAGTCATGTTGGGAGTGATTTTTCTTTTTCTTGTTTTGAACCATTAACGTTATCCGGTAAGTAACTGAAAAATCTTTCACGATCCATTAATTTTTCGAGAGGAGTAAAAATGCCATTTTATAGTTATGAAGAATTTGAAGAAGCCGTTGGAGAAATCGACGGTGATGAAATGGTAGATTATTTCCATACTTGGGAAGAGCTTCAGGAAGAGTATCCGGATGGCGTATTTGACGAAGATGCCGAATTTATCCCGTTCTGATTGTTTTTAAGAAATTAACGCTATCCGGGCGGCGTTAATCAAGTCAATGCCCGATTAAAACTTGTTTAAAGGAGAACGTTATGTTCAAAAACAAATTGGCCGCTTTGGCCGTTATGTCCTCTGCTTTCATCGCCACCAACTCTTACGCTGGTGCGGTAGCTGATGCAGTAACTGCCGCTACTGGCGATTTCAAAGCTGATTTGGCTTCCGTTGGCGGTATTGCCGTAGGTCTCGGCCTGATCGGTATCGCCTTCATCGCCGGTATCCGTTTGATCAAACGCGCGGTGTAAAGAGTAAAGGCGGGCATCATGGAAGGCTATTTGGCAGGAGGTCAATGCTTCGGCTCTGTGCAGGAAGCGTCTGATTACAAAATGTCCCAAGTGGTGCCCGCCATTACTGCGGATGGAAGTTTAAAAACGCCCGTTTATCAAAACGGCAAGTGGTATTACGGTTCGCAGGAAGTCAAGCTCACTTTCCCGCCGTGCGATCCGGCCGCCTACGTTACAGATGGCGCCCTAGTCGCTTCAGTCGCCATATCAGTTGCCGCTTCCGCCTTCGTTATCCGTTGGACAATCCGCGTATTCCGTCACACCAATGAGAATCCAGAAAAATGAGCGATCCGAACAAAATTCAGCCGCCTAAGAAAGGCATTGAAATGGTTAAAGGCGGGGGCTATCCCGCTAAAGCCGTCTCTACCAGCGTTCAGCAACATACCGCACCCATTCAAACCGATATGTATTTAATCGGTGCGGAAGCGGTCAAATGGGCATTGATTGGGTTGGCTTTCTATGCTGCTTTCCGCTTGTTTAGAAGCGCCATCATGGATGCATTGGGCTTTAGAAAAAGTCGTAAGGAAGCTAAAGAATCAGGAGCGTTGAATGAAAACGGACTGGAAAACTTGGATGAAGATCCAATGAGTGATGAAGAACAAGAAACATATATTCCAAGTAGTGAGCCATTAGCTGAATTTGAAGGTTTGGATGGAGAAGAACCGCCGGACAATATGCCGGACAGCCCCGAAGAAGATCCGGGTTTGCAATACGATTTGGAAAGTGAACGCTGGGAAATTAATACCAGTACCGCATTGCAAGAAGGTCTTGAATACGGCTCGAATGAATTTTATAGCCGTATTGCGGAATTAGAGGAAACGGATAGGTTGGCTGAAGGGTATGAACCTTCTGAATCTGACGATGAGCCGCCGGAATCCGATATGTCGTTAGATGATGAAGCTTTGGAAATAGCGGTTGCAGAATCAGACGATTGGGAAAAAGAGGCTAATTCCGGTGCGTTGGATGAGCGTGTGGAACGAATCAAGCAGGAATTGCAACAGGAAAACCAATAATGCCACCTGAAATCTACTTTCTAGCCGGTTTTGCCGTGGTTATTCCCGCCGTCATCATGTTTTTGTAAAACTGCGGTCAATGTTTAAACTCAAAGGTAAACAGCAATGATTTCACTGATTACGGGTCTGCCCGGTATGGGCAAAACCTCCTTAATGGTCTATATGCTGCTCAATCGCAAAGATTTGCAGAATAGGCCGGTTTACGTTGATGGCATCCCTGAATTGCAGGTAAAGCATGAAGAAGTACCCGAAGGCGAAAGCATGGAAACATGGCACCAATGGGCGCCGGACGGTTCCATACTCGTCATTGACGAAGCACAGAGGGTCTTTCGTCCGCGCCCTGCGGGGGCGAAAGTACCCGACTATGTACAGGCTCTTGAAACGCATCGCCATAAGGGCATTGATATCTTTGTGCTCACGCAACATCCGCGGTTGATTGACGTTCACCTTAGAAGTTTGATTGGTGAGCACCGTAACATCAGCCGCACCATGCTCGGCCTGCGCCGTGTCTCCTACTGGCAGCGTTGCGCCAATCCCGAAGCCCGGGCAGATGTGGCCGAAGCCAAAAACAGCATATTCATGCCGAAAAAAAGCGTGTTCGGTATGTACAAATCTGCCAGCGAACACACCAAACTTAAAGGCTCGGTCAGCGCGTGGATTTACACCATCCCCGTTGTTATCGTCATAGTCGGCTATCTCATGTCCTACGTTTGGGCAAGCTATCAGCGCAAAATCCATCCCGAACAAGCCCAACCGCAACAGACACAGCCTTATCAACAGCAGCCGCAAAACTACCAGCAACAGGCAGGCGGCCAGTATCAACCAGCGGGCAGCTATGCCGATCAGTCCGCGAATAATCAGCAACCGCCTGCGCCTGATAACAACCTGAAGCCTGAAGATTGGCAACCCGCTATAGACGGTCAGCCGTGGACGGCACCTATTTACAACGGCCATAACCGCAATATCCAAACCATGCCCTACCCTGTTGCCTGCGTGCAAACCGATACAAGCTGCACCTGCTACACCGAACAGGCCACACCCTTAGAACTGCCTGCCAAGCAATGCCAAAACTACGTGAAAAACGGCATATACAACCCCTATAAGGCACGGCA